ATTTGATGAAGATGCAGCACGAATACTGCCTTCTGAGAGATTAGGAACTGTTAAAGGACCAAGTGGGAATATAGATTCTATATTAGCTATTGACAATGCTGTAGATGATTTAAGAAATACAATAAAAAACCAAAGAAAACGGTTACAAGATCTAAGAGAAGAATACAAAAATACGAATATTAAAAACTTAGGCAAATATGGAGATAAAAATCAAGAGGAACTTCCATTTGTGCTGCCGATAGTAAAAGAGCGGATTAAAAAAGAAGGTGAAGCACTTCAACGTGCAATAGATCAAAATATACAAAGAGGCAGAGATTTAAGAAAAAGAAAAAATCGTATAATGAGAGACGAATCGGATCTACGAAAAACTGAAAAATTAGAAGAATTAAGAACAGAATATAAAACTGCTACTCCTGCACGTAGAGAACAAATTGAAAAACAGGCTGCACAAATTAATAGTACTGCTAATAAAAAAGCTAGAGCGCAAACTGTTAAGAATAATGTAAAACAAGGTCATAAGATTGATAAAGAAATTGAAAAGAAAACAAAACAAATTAAGAACATAGAACCTGTTAAACCAGAGTTTCGTGCTCCTGATGAAACAGGTATTGCAGGAATTACTCCTAAAAATTTTACTCCTATAGAAGAGGTTGACAAAAAAATGGTTACAGGAGAGATGAGAAAAATACTACGAAAAAAACAAAGTCCTGATAGTCCACCTCGAATAATTAGACAAGACAGCGATGTCCAACGTCAATTACCATTTCGGACACCACCCAGAACTAGAAAAGAACCTGTAGATGACGAAGATGTTTATGTTAATGTTGCTGGAAAAGCAGATGATCCAAAAAATCCTGTTGAAAAACTACGTGATGATGCTTCTTTTGGTCCTGCTCCCAGAAATAAGGACGAAGTTTATCAAGATGAATACCAAAAAGCATTAGATGAAGGTGATTCTCATTTTGAAGCAATGGCAAAAGCAGAAGATAAAGTTGACGAAATATTTGAAAAAGGACTTACCCCTTCTCAAATACGAGATATGTCTTTAGAAAGTTCAGTTGATTATGAGGATACACAATCAGCAAGTGAACTTGCACGAAGAGCTATTGTTGAAACAGATGAGAATGTTAGTGATATGTTAGAAGCTGTGTTAGATAGTGACGCAGATCTTACTGAACTGATGAACAGAAAAAAAGGTGGGCAAGTAGGTAAACCCAAACGTAAGATTAAAAAGTCAGTACGTGGCAATGATCTTGTAGCAATGATGTATGATTAATTATGGATAATATGAATTTAAGAGGGATCTTAGGTCCACAGGAACAAGCTCGTCAAGATCGTACTTTTGAAGAAATGTACAGACAGCAGGATATGAAGCAGTTTCCTGTTTTTCAAGATCCTACCAGAGGACCGATTCAAGATTTTTTTGATATTGGACGTTATACAATAGGTATGGAAAATCCTGTTGGCGAAGCTATGACTGAAGAACTTGGACCTGAAACTGCTGACAAGATTAAAGATGCTATTGAATTAGTAGGTCTAGGTGCTTTAGGAGTGCAAGCAGTTAAAGGTGGATCTAGAGGTGCTAAAAGAGTAGCAGATAACTGGACTAGAACAGGAAAGGCAAATATAAAAGCAGCAAATAAAAAAGCTGCTCAAGAAAGAGCAAAAAAATCACTACTAAAAAAACTTCTCGCTAAAGCAGCCGCAAGAGGTACAATAGGTGCTGGTATGGCTGCTGCTTTTCCACCAGCAGCGGGTGCTGTAGGAATGGGATTAGCAGGATTATCTGTACTTGATATATTATCAGATAAAGAATTGAGAGGTTTGTTTATAGATTCTCTTGCAACTAAAGAAGGTCTTGCAGAAATGCCGTCTGCTTTAGAAAGAGAAGCTGCACAAAGAGAAGCTGCTAAACAAAGAACATCTGGTCTTGAATCATTAATGGAAGCTAGAGTAAAACCATAAAGGAATAGTTATGGCAGTAAAGAAAAAAAGAAAGCCTAGCAATATGAAGGGTATCACTATTGGTCGGGGCATGAAGCGTCCCACCAAGAAGGGTGCTGGCATGACCAAGAAGGGTGTTGCCAAGTATCGTAGGCAGAATCCCGGCTCTAAACTCAAGACTGCTGTAACTGAAAAGAAACCTACAGGCAAACGTGCAGCAAGGCGCAAGTCATACTGTGCAAGGTCTGCTGGACAAATGAAGAAATTTCCAAAGGCTGCTAGGAATCCTAACAGTCGATTAAGACAAGCTCGTAAACGGTGGAGGTGTTGATGAAGAAAGCAGTAAATGCTCCCAAGGGTTTTCACTGGATGAAATCTGGAAAGGGTTTTAAACTTATGAAGAATCCTGCTGGTGGTTACAAGCCCCATAAAGGTGCTTCCAAGAAAGCCAGCTTTGAAGTTCAGAAGATACATAAGAAATGATTAAGCGTAAGAAAGGCGGCACAGCTACTAAGCGTGACCCAAAGAAGTGGGCAGCAGCGAAGGCCAGAGCAAAGCGCAAGATGGGCGGTAAGCACTCTGCCAGAGCTATGCAGCTTGCGGTTAAGTATTACAAAGATGCCGGTGGAACTTACAAAGGTAAAAAGAAAAAAGCTACTAATAAACTTTCAAAATGGAGCAAGCAGAAATGGCGAACAAAGTCAGGCAAACCATCACGGCAAACTGGGGAGAGGTATTTGCCGGAGAAAGCAATCAAGTCTTTATCGGCAAAGGAATATGCAGCGACCACCAGAGCAAAGAGAAAAGGGACTGCTGCCGGGAAGCAGTTCGTGAAGCAGCCCAAAAAGATAGCACGGAAAACAAAAAGGTATAGAACCTAATGGCAGTCTCAGGTACATATGATTTTAACCTTGACATAGACGAGGTTATACAAGAAGCTACGGAAATGATCGGGGGTGAAGACACTCTTGGTCATGAACCTGCTTCTGCACGTCGATCTGTAAATTTAATGTTGCGGGATTGGCAAAACCGTGGTATACTATTATGGACTACAAGTGTATCATCTCTTACTGTAACTGCAAGTACCACTTCTTATGATCTATCTTCTTCTACTATAGATGCTCTTGAAGTTGTTCTTAACAGAGATGATACAGATATTAAACTAGAACGTATAACACCTGAAGAGTTTTTGCTTATTCCTAATAAAACACAAACTGGAAGATCATCTCAGTATTCTATCAGGAGGGGCAGGGATAACCCCGTTCTTTCTGTATGGCCTATTCCTGAGAACTCCACAGATGTTTTAAAGATTGAAGTATTTAGCGAACTTACAGATGTAAATAAATCAGCAGGTCAGAATGCTGATGTTCCTAAAAGGTTTTTACCCTGCCTTACGGCGGGACTTTCTTATTATATGGCAATGAAGCGTCCGCTTGTTGCTGAAAACAGAATTATGATGCTGAAGACAAACTATGAAGAGTGTCTTGCCAGAGCTATGCAGGAGGACAGGGAAAGAGCTTCAATGCGTGTTGTGCCAAAACTAAGGTACATCTAATGGCTAGTAATAAAAACGCACTGGCTATGTGCGACGTATGTGGATTTGTATATCCGCATCGCACTATGAGAATGAACAGTTATGGGATGCTGGTATGTCCCGAAGACTTTGAAGGACAGTTTGATCTGAAGAACCATCCTCAAAATCATGTGCCTGATGTGAGAGATAATCCAGCTATTCTCAATCCTCGTCCAGATACGGGCGGTAGAAATCTTACATGGAGTCAGGCCAGCACAGCGTGGGGATCAACGGAGAAGTATTGGAATCTAATATGACTGATTTAACAAGCCAACTAATATCAAACACATATAAGCAAGTAATACTTGTTAGTTCTTCAACTAGCAATACTGGTGTAGATACTTCTCTCAAAGCAGTACAAACTGGTGATGGAACTAACACTGCCCTGAAGGTAGCAACCAATGCAGTTCAGATTACTGGTGCGTTGGGAGTAGGCGGATCAGTATCTCTTGATGGAAACCTTCATGTGGATGATAAGGTATGTGCCAGCACCTTCTACGGAGACGGATCAAACCTGTCTGGTGTGACTGCAACGATTGCTGGTAATATATCTGTAAGCAATGCCACGGTAGGTGGTAATCTTTATGTTGGCGGCACTGCCACAGTGGCCGGTGCTACACATCTGCAAAGCACAGTATCGATTGGTGGGGCCGCACAGTTTGGTTCTACAGTAACGGTATCGGGTGCGGCACAGCTTCAAAGTACGGTAACGGCGGTGGGTGCTGCAACATTTAAATCTACAGTTACAGTAGAGAATGCAGCAATACTTAAAAATAATGTATCGGTTGGCGGAACATTCGCAGCGGCTGGTGCAGCCACGTTAACCTCAAAAACAGAATTTAAAAATGATGTATCAGTCAGTGGCCGTCTTGATGTAGCAACGTCAGCTTCTATTGGTGGTGTTTTAGATGTTACAGGCATAGCTAACTTTGCTGATAATGTATCGGTAAGCGGTAATTTAAATGTAGTTGGTAATGTAACTGCTGCATTCTTATATGGTGATGGTTCCAATCTTACAAACGTGGAAGCTGAACTTGGTGTTGCCACAAATATTTCTGTATCAGGATTTATACATGCTGGTGGCAGTGTATCGGTTAGCGGTCCCTTCAATGTTGTTGGTGCTGCTACATTTAAAGATGATGTAAGTGTCAGCGGTAATACTAATCTTAGCGGAACTGTAACAGTGGGTGGTGCAGTAAGTCTAGCATCAACTCTTAGTGTAGGTGGCGCAGCTAACTTTGCTTCTACAGTTACAGTAGTAGGTGCCGGTACATTTAAGGATGATGTATCTGTATCCGGCAATACTGTACTTGGAGGTACTCTCAGAGTTGCTGGAGCAACATCGCTGGAAGGTGCTGTTGATCTAAACAGTACTCTTACTGTAGCAGGAGCAGTATCGCTTGCATCAACATTAAGTGTTGGTGGTGCAGCAAACTTTGCAAGTACAGTAACTATAGCCGGTGCTAATGTTCAGGCAGCAAATGCAAGAGTATGTGCAAGTGCTTATTATGGAGATGGTTCTAATTTAACAGGTATTTCAGCAGATATAAGTGGAAATATCTCTGTTAATAATGCTACGATTGGTGGTAATTTACATGTTGGTGGAACAGTAACTGCTGTTGGTGCTGCTATATTTAATAGCACAGTAACCGTATCTGGTAATGCTACATTTAAGACAAATGTATCAGTAAGTGGTAATACTAATCTTGGTGGAACTGTAACAGTTGGTG